CCTGAGAAGGTGTCTTTTTTGACATCTTGTTTGATTCCTCCGACGACATAACTTTCTACCTCTGTTTCTTGTGGTGCTACTTGCAATCCCTTACTACTTATCCAGTGTTCTGTCCAAGGTAAAGGATTATTTCTAGCAGGTATATCATATTGTGGTTTTAATCCTATTGATTTCAATCTCTTATTAGCAATCCATTCAACATACTGATGTAATAACTTATCATTCAATCCAATCATACTACCATCTTTAAACAAATACTCTGCCCATGCCTTTTCCTCATTCACACAACGATCAAACATTTTATAAGTCCATTCCTCCTCTTCTTTAACTATCTCAACCATATCTGGATCATCACCCTTTCTCCAATTGTTTATTATATTTTGGGTGAGGGCAAGATGTTGGTTTTCATCTCTGGCAATGAGGGAGATAATCTTAGCAGATCCTTCCATAAGTTTAAGTTCCCCAAATGCAAAACTGCAAGCAAAACTAACGTAAAAACGTATGCCTTCGAGTATATTGACATTAGCGACTGCCCTGTATAAGTGTGTTTTTAAATCTTTACGTGTCCATTCTGAATTAATATGAGCCCTCATCTCAGGTGTCCAAGCAGTACTCTGATCATATTCATGTGCATAATTTATAAAAGTATCATAACTTTCTGTAACACTAGAAGCACGTTCTAGAATACGATCATCTTTAATGATAGTATCAAATACTTCTGATGGATCAGAATAGACATTCTTAATAACATATGTATAAGAACGACTATGAATCATCTCCATAAAAGACCAAACTTCCATACATGCTTCAAGTTCAGGTAATGAACAGTATGGCAAGAAAGCCATACCAGGAGCACGACCTTGTACGGAGTCCAGCATGATCTGATACTTAAGGTTGCTGGTATAGACATGTTTTTGTTCTGGTCTGAGAGTTTGATAATCTCCACGATCTTTCTGTAAAGATACTTCTTCTGGTCTCCAAAAATATCCTAACTGTTGCTTTGTAAGATTTTCAAAAGCAGGATATTTAAAGTTATCATAACGTTGAACACCTAAAGGTTTACCAAAAAACATTGGTTGTTTCTTGGTATCAACCTCTTGAGTATTAAAGACAGTCATCCCTTTTACATCAGTCATAATTTAAATTGCACAAGATTCACATTCTTCTTCATTAGCATTACTTAATTCATCAAGTAAACTATCCAGTTTTGTTTTTCCTTGTATACCAACATCATCTACATTATCATGCCATCCTATTGGATGTGCTGGTTGATCATCACTCTTCAGATCATTTGTATTCTGATAGTAAGAGGTTTTCCAACCGTACTTATAAGTTGTTAAGAGATCTTGTGCCATTACTGATACAGGAACTTCATTGTCTGGATAATGTTCAGGATTATAACTCCAATTACCAGAAATACCTTGATCAAAGAATTTCTGCATTACAGATACTATTTTAATATATCCATCATTATTTGGCATATCCCATAACAAAGTGTAATTATTTTTTAAACTAGCATAAGACGGAACAACTTGCTTAAGAGGCCCTTTCTTTGATTTTTTAATGGACAAGTAGTCTCTAGGTGGCTCGATTCCATTGGTTGCATTTGACACAACGGAACTGCTCTCCGAAGGCATTTGTGAGGACAATGTTGAGTGCCGTAAACCGTACTCATTGATAGATGCTCTAAGAGATTCCCAATCATGTTGTAAAGGTTGAGAACAAATCTCGTCTACGTCTTTCTTATATGTATCTATAGGAAGAATTCCATCTGCATACTTAGTCCTTCCAAAGTTTTCACAATGACCTTTCTCCTGTGCAATCTTATTTGATGCCTTTAGAAGATAGTATTGGAATGATTCAGATAAACCATGAACAGCATCCCATGCCTCTTGAGAATCATAATTATATCCTAATTTGGCAAGATAATGTGCAAGACCTATGAAACCTATACCAAGAGAGCGACGTGCTTTAGTTGCTTGCTCTGCTGCAAATACAGGATAATGTTGATAATCTATAAGTTCTTCTAATCCACGAACTGATAACTCACACAACTCCTCTAACTCTTCATCTGATCTAATCTTTCCTACATTAACTGCTGATAAAATACAAAGAGCAATCTCACCTAAGTGATCATCAATATGTTGAATTGGATAGGTGGGAAGAGTAATCTCTTGACATAGATTACTCATACTTACCTTATCTTTAAAAGATGAATGACTGTTACAATGATCAATATTCATTATGTAAATACGACCAGTCTCTGCTCTCTCCTTCAATAAGTCGAGGATAAGCTCTTGACCTCCAACTGTGGTTCTGGGGATTGATTCATCATCTTCGTACTCGCAGTATAACCTATCAAAATCAGGGGTCCCAAAACTCTCATACAAGTTAGGACAATCATGAGGGGAAAAAAGCGAGATTTCTTTATCTTCGATAAAACGTTCATAGAAAAGTTTTGATATTTGAATAGAGTAATCTAACTTTCTGACTCTGTTGTCTTCGGTTCCTTTGTTGTTTTTGAGGACGAGGATGTCTCGGATTTCTTGGTGCCAGATAGGAAAGTGGACAGTCGCTGATCCACCTCT